CGTCGAAGGCGTACTAGAGCTTAACCACAAGAGCTGTGAGATGATTGCAGATGACTTGTACAAAGAAATCTCTAACAAATACCCCGGCCGGTTTGTAGAGATTAGTGTCGCTGAAGACAACGAAAACGGCTGTTCAATCTACTATCCTAAATGCTAATAAGAGAGAGAAACTTAAAATGGCAATCGAATTCAATCGTAATGCGTATACGAAGGTATTTAACGACTTGGACAAATTCCGCGACTACTGTCGCTTTGAAGGTAAAGTCTTTAACGAAGCAGATCTTTACAAAAAAGAAGCACCTGTTTGGGAGGCTTATCAAAAGTATCAAGGCTGGCTTCGTGCCAAAGAACGTAATGCAGGACGTAAGTTTAACAATCGGAGAAACTAATGACTATTCATATTGTAGATATTGAAGCAGTAGACACACGTTATACTAAGCAGTGGAAAGAACATCTTCCAAAGCAACTTCAACGTGCTACAAATGAAAACGTAAAAGTTATTAGTGGTGGAGAAACGCCTCAGGCAACTACGCCTGGGGCTTTCCTTAACTTTGGTGGTACTAACGTTTATAAAAGTAAACAACTAGAAAAAATAGGAGAAATGTTTTGTAATGGATCTGTTAAAGACGGTGACTATTTTCTCTATACCGATGCCTGGAATCCTACAGTTATTCAACTACGCTATATGGCAGAATTACTTGGTGTTAATATTAGCATTGGTGGCCTCTGGCATGCTGGTAGTTATGACCCACAAGATTTCTTGGGCAGACTAATTGGTGACAAACCTTGGGTTAGACATGCCGAAATGTCAATGTTTGAATGTTATGATGATAACTACTTTGCAAGTGACTTTCATATTGATATGTTTACAGATGTATTTGACGAAGACTATGCAATTGACTATGACAGTATAAAACGTGTAGGCTGGCCTATGGAGTATCTAAAAGGCAGTCTTGATAGTTACAAAGGTATGCAAAAAAGAGATCTTATACTCTTTCCACATCGTGTTGCTCCTGAGAAACAAGTTGAAATATTTAGAGATCTAAAAACACAACTACCTCAATATGATTTTGTAGTATGCCAAGAGCAGGAATTAAGTAAGAACGAATATCATAATTTGCTAGGCGAAGCAAAACTTGTATTCAGTGCTAACTTACAAGAGACATTAGGTATTAGTTGGTATGAAGGTGCTCTAGTAGATGCTATTCCTATGGTACCAGACAGACTAAGTTATTCAGAAATGGCACTGCCTGAATTTAAGTATAACAGTGAATGGACTGAAGACTATGATTCTTATATGTATCATCGAGATAAAATTGTAGCACAAATTATAGAATATATAGAAAACTATGACGACTTCCTAGTTAGTTTAGACAAACAACGTACAAAACTAAACAAAGAATTTTTTAGTGGTAAAGAACTTTATAAGGCAATCGCAAATGAATAGCGAAGATACATTTATTATTGATATGTGCGACGATATTACTATTAACTTAGATAGTATTAGTAGCAATACAGGTACGTATAGTATTACTACTGAATCAGCAGGTGATATTAGTTTTCATGACACTACTAGCAGTGGCACTATTACTATTGGTTCTAATATAAGTGATTTAACATCTGATATGATATATACAGGGCTCGATCACTTAATTGATTCAGACGAAGTTGAACGTATGTGCAAAGAATATCCAGCACTACAAAAAGTTTGGCGCAACTTTAAAAGTGTTTACGATATGGTACAACAGGACTACGAAGGCAAAAAGAAAGCAGGCGAAATAAATGACGACATTCCTTTCTAAAATGATGGACATACTCGGAAGGCGCAGAGTTATTACCGACCGTAATAATAACGAGCCTTACTTAATACGTTATTACTTGTTCTTAAAAGAACGAAAAAACTTTCCATTTAACTTAACACTACACAAAGTATTAAAAAGTGACGAAGCTACACTTCATGATCATCCCTGGAGTTATGCTACATTTATTGTTTCAGGTGGATACTATGAAAATACACCTGAAGGACGTTTTTGGAGAGGACCTGGACATTTTCGTTACCGTACAGCCAAAGATTTACATTGGTTAGAACTTGCAAAAGATAAAAACGGTAATGAGCTTCCTTGTACTAGTTTGTTCTTTATGGGTAAAAAAGCAACACAGTGGGGATTTATTAAAGATGGCAAATGGATACATAATGAAAAATATTTGGAGAAAAGTAATTGAACGATAGAGACGCACCAAACGGAAATGGAATACAAACTGATATTAGTCCGCTGTTGCATGTTGTAGGTAATCATGGGAAAGACTTAGTTTGTATAGAAGTTGGTACTAATCGTGGTATTAGTACCTGTGATATGTTATACCATTGCCATAATATTAAAGAGATGCATTGTGTTGACATGTGGGAACCGTATGACGACTTTATTGGATCTCCAAACGGAGAACCTGTTTATAGTTTAAATAAAATGGATGCAAGAATTAACGAAGCAGTAGCAAGAATTTCTTTAGAAGAACATCCGTTTGGTGAAAAGGTTGTTATTCATCACATGGATAGTAATGAGTGTGCAAAACAATTTCCAGACGAACATTTTGATTTTATATTTTTAGATACATATTTGACTAACGATCAAATAGCAAACGACTTACAAGTTTGGTATCCAAAAGTTAAAGTAGGTGGTCTTTTTACCGGGCATGATTGGTTTTATTCTCCGTTACAAGAGATCGTACATTCATATAGAAAACATGTCAATACAGATTCTAATCTTATGGCATATAGTAATTGCTTTAGTTGGATTAAGGATAAAAGCGTATGATTAAAAAACATTACTATGACTGGGCCGATGTCGAAAGAGCTTGCCTAAGTATTGCACTACAGATGTATAACGACAACTGGAAGCCTGACTATATTGTAGGCATTACACGAGGTGGAAACGTACCCGCTACTATCCTTAGCAATATGTTAGGTGTACGTGGTGAAGCACTAAAGGTTAGTTTACGTGATGCCGAAGGCCACAATGAAAGTAACTGCTGGATGGCTAGCGATGCATTTGGATATGTTGAAGAGGATGAACGTGAAATTTATAAAGCACGTTGGGATATCAGTAAGCGTAAAAACATTCTTATTGTAGATGATATCAACGACACAGGTGCTACGTTTAATTGGATTAAAGAAGACTGGCGCAGTGGATGCTTGCCTAACGAAAGTAGTTGGGACACCGTATGGCATAAGAATGTTCGATTTGCTACTATCACAGACAACCTATCAAGCGAGTTTGACGGGGAGGTAGACTACAGTGTACACGAAGTAAACAAAGCTGAGGAAGATGTCTGGCTTGTTTATCCTTGGGAAAATGTAGGAGTTTATTAATGGGTCGTACACTGTTTCTAGGCGATAGTCATGCCGCAGGGTATTATGTTAAAGACGGGCCGCATCAGTGGGAACATAACTACGGCGATTCTTATTCAAAGTTACACAACAAGGATGTAATTGTGTATGCATTGCCAGGTGCAACCAACAAAAAATATCCTATTTGGCTAAAGTCAATGTTAGACCGATATGATGATATTGACGAAGTGTTTGTGCAAAGTACATACTGGAATAGATGGTTAATGGGTGCTAGTAAAAAATTAGAATACGGAGACGGCACTGCAAGTGATATGTTTTTAGACGACCGATATGAGTGTCCTAACAACGATAAAATAAAGTACTACACTGACTGGAGAGCAACTGACGAATTTATTGAAATACCGGAGCAATGTCGACTTGAGATATTTGAAGAATATAAAGGTATTCGTTATGATGATCGTAACATTACTCCAGACTGGGCTCCTTTTCACGAAAAATACTCTTATACAAAACTGTATCACGAAAGTTTAACACACCTACAATATAGAGATTACAATACTGATATGTTTGTTATCAATGCATTGTGTAAAGAACGTGGTATTAAATGGTATCTTTGGACAATGAACGAAAGAGTTTACTTTCCAAAATACATCGATTTGTTTGGACCTTTAACTGAATGTGTTAACAAAGATATAAGTGCCGAAACGTTTCTTAAAAACAATCATAACATATCTATTGAGGATCATCAAATTGACGATGAACATTATACTCCCGAAGTACACAATTTGATTGCTGAACATTATTTCACATTTTTAAAAGAGAATAACAATGACTAATTTAGACACATTAGAACAAGCACAACAAGATGGTAGAGCTCCATGGACTAACGTAGAGCTTGACACCCGTGACTTTGTTGTATATAACGATATGTATCCTGTAACTGAAGGGCATACATTAGTAGTACCAAAAACAAATCATGAAGATGCTATACTAAAATGTTTTAATTTTGCAATTAGTATGGGCAATCAAAATATACAAACTAAAAATAACAATATTACAGGTTATAATGTAGGAATTAACATGGGAGAAAGTGCAGGTCAAACTTGCATGTATCCACATGTTCATCTAATCTTCCGTCGTGATGGAGACACGGAGGAGCCAAAGGGCGGCGTCAGAGGCGTCATTCCATCTAAACAACAGTACTAAGGAAAGGACTATGGAATTGAAACAGCAAATGGTTAGTGCGGCTCGCAAACACGCAGAAGCGGAGTTAGAATTGCACAAAACTAATATTGAAGTTTACATGCAAAAAGTTGTAGGCATTGGTGAACATTCTGATATTATTGAAACGATACAGAAAGAACTAGATCAAATGGCCGCGGCGCATGATCGACTTGAAATGCTCGACAAATATTTTGGCGGCGAATAAAAAACCTAAATAAGTGTATACTGCAATGCGGTATACACATTTAATAAGGGAGAAGTTAATGGATATTATAAGTATTGAAGGAATGCCCGTTGCATTTGCATCGTTGTCTAACAGCGATTTAAAAGACTTACAAGAATATTATCTTCCGGTTATGTTTGATATTAAGGAAAGCGACATGTATAACGGGTACTGTCGTATTTCAAAAAACGAACGACAAAGCGATAATGCTGAATTGTTTGTCAAATATAACGAAACCCTTAAACCTTACATTATGGATTATGTACAAAGTTATAACTTTGATTTTAGTTATGAGCTTAGTATGGATACTTGGTACAATGTACATGCAAAGCATGATCATCAACAACCACATAACCATATTGTAACAAATGTACCAGCATTTTCGGCTGTATGCTTAATAAAACAGCCCGAGGGAAACGGAGGACAATTATGTTTTCCGACTCCTTCTTTATCAAATCACTTAAAGTATTTAGAATTAGATCCTAACAACAACTATCCAGATTATTTTGGAACACCGGTTGAAGAAGGTTCGTTAGTGTTCTTTCCGTCATGTTTGTCTCATTTTGTAACACATAATCAAACAGATGAATTAAGAGCAGTGTTTTCTTCAAATATCAAAGTGAAAAATAAAAACTTGACAAAAACCTAAATACATTGTATAATGTAATTAATATTGGCAATCCACTGCCTAAACATCGGAGAAATAAATGAATAAAAGTGAAGAAATTAAGGCCCGCCTAGTACAGGCAAAGCAACGCTATTGGGCTGGCGACAACATCAGTGACGTATTGCAAGAAGGTGATAAAGAAGAACTTATCAACGAAGCAACTACAGCATTTGAAGGTGTACTAGATGCACTTGTAATTGATAGGTATCAAGATCCTAACTCTAAAGGCACAGCAAAACGTCTTGCTAAAATGTACTATAATGAGATTATGGCAGGACGTTATGACCCTGCGCCGCCTGCAACAGCATTTCCAAACGACAGCGATGATCGCTATGAAGGTATGCTAGTAGTACGTTCAGAACTTAAGAGTATGTGTTCGCATCATCACCAGCCAGTAGCAGGTGTTGCATACATTGGTATTATTGCCGCAGATAAATTAATTGGTCTAAGCAAGTACACACGTATTGCACAATGGTGTGCTAGACGTGGAACACTACAAGAAGAACTTGCAAACGAAATTGCACGTGAGATTCAAAAAGTTACAGATGCAGAACACTTAGGTGTTTACATTCAAGCAACACACGGCTGTTGTGAGAATAGAGGCATTATGGCAACTAGCAGTCTTACACAAACAACTGTGTTGCGTGGTGCATTTAAAGATGATGCAGGTACAAAGAAAGAGTTCTTTGACAATATTAAATTACAACAAGAATATGCTTGTGGAAAGTAAATTATGAAACTTAGATATTCAGAAGCGTTTTATAGCGTACAAGGCGAAGGTAAATTTGTAGGAGTACCTAGTGTATTCCTACGTACTTTTGGTTGTAACTTTCGTTGCATGAACTTTGGCTTAACAAATGAGCCTATGCGTGATGTAAAACAAAAACAAGGTATTATTCATAACCAAGAAGTTGCCGATCTAATTGCAAAAGATGTGCATAAGACTACAGAAAAATTTGAGGACTTGCCTATTATTCATACAGGCTGTGATACATATGCAAGTATCTACCCAGAATTCAAACACTTTAACAAACAAGCAGAAGTTGACGAAGTGGTTGAACATCTGTTGTCGCTTACTCCAGAAGGCAAGTGGACAATGGATAATGGACAGGACATACACTTAATTATGACTGGTGGCGAACCTTTGTTGGCGTGGCAACGATTGTACGTCGAATTATTCGAGCATCCACGTATGCAGGACTTAAAAAATGTTACATTTGAAACAAACACTACACAACCTTTACACGACAGTCTCAGAGACTATCTCAACAATAGCGATAGACTTGAAGTCACTTGGAGCTGTTCCCCAAAACTTAGTGTCTCAGGAGAACCTTGGGAGACTGCTATTAAACCTAATATTGCTAGTGAGTATAGCAGTGTTAACGGTAGTGAACTTTATCTTAAGTTTGTTGTGGCTACTGACGAAGACTTTGATGAAGTTACAAAAGCTGTGGACGCTTACAGAAGTGCCGGGGTGGAATGTCCGGTATATCTTATGCCGCTTGGAGGACGTTCGGAAGAGTATAGTCTTAACGTTAAAGATGTGGCGGAAGCGTGTATGGAAAGAGGATGGCGATTTACCCCCAGACTTCACATATCCTTATTCGGAAATGCATGGGGCACTTGATCAAGTGGAACAAGAGAAATTAGACAATAAATTGAAGGCCGTAAAAGATCCTTCAGATCGTATAAGAAAGGCAGGATGGTAACTATGGATTGGAATAAAATTAAAAAAGCACTAGGTGTACAACCTAAAATTATCAAGGAGCCTAATGCTAAAAAGACACAAGAAGAAATTCGTCGAGATGCATTAGATGCAGAAAAAGAAGCGGCTACTAAAGCAGGAGAACCTTGGGTTGCTGTATTAGATACCCAAGTTAATCCCGATAATATTAAGAACGGTTTCTTTGAGCTTGACTGGAACAACGAGTTTATCGAGCAATTACTTGATGCAGGTTATAAAGGCGAAAGTCAAGAACAAATTGTTGACCAGTGGTTTAGAACTATTGTAATACAAATGCTAGATGAAGAAGGTTTAGACACTGATAGAGGTGCAGGATATATTAATGTTGTGCCTATTGACAAAGGCAAAAGTGAAGTATCTTAATGATTGACACAAGCCAGATTTGGTGCTATAATAGTACTATAAATTATACAAAGGCAAAAATATGTTAGAATTAATAGGCATTACATTGTTAGTTGCGTTCGTACAGAATGGCGACATTTTTTCATTATGTGTATCGGGGTGTATGTAAATGGCGACTCATATATTAGTAGATACAGCTAACACATTCTTTCGTGCAAGACATGTAGTGCGTGGCGACATTGACACTAAAGTTGGCATGGCCCTGCATATTACACTTGCAGGTGTTAAGAAAGCATGGAATGACTTCGATGCAGATCATGTTGTGTTTTGTTTAGAAGGACGTAGTTGGCGTAAAGACTTTTACGAACCTTACAAGCGTAATAGACAAGTTGCTCGTGATAAAATGACTGTTACTGAGTCTGAAGAAGATAAAGTGTTTTGGGAGATTTTCGACGAGTTTAAAGACTTTGTTAGTACAAAAACTAATTGTACAGTTATGCGACATCCACAACTAGAAGCAGATGACTTAATTGCTGGTTGGGTACAAGCACATCCTAATGATAACCATATTATTATTAGCACAGACGGTGACTTTGCACAACTTATTGCACCTAATTGTAAACAGTACAATGGCATTCAAGACGTTACTATTACACATGAAGGTTACTTTGATAAGAAAGGTAATCATGTAATAGATAAAAAGACTAAAGAAGCTAAGCCTGCACCTGACCCTGCATTTATGTTGTTTGAAAAGTGTATGCGTGGTGATACTAGTGACAACGTGTTTAGTGCTTATCCAGGTGTGCGTAAGAAAGGCACTAAGAACAAAGTTGGCCTTATTGAAGCATTTGCAGACAAAGACAGCAAAGGCTACAACTGGAATAACATGATGCTACAACGTTGGACTGATCATGAAGGCGTAGAACATCGTGTACTAGATGACTACACACGTAACGTTACACTGTGTGATTTGACTGCACAACCTGCAGAAATTAGAGAGATAATTAATAATACTATTGCAGAAGTAGAGCCTAAAGATGTTACGCAAGTAGGTATGCGTCTTATGAAGTTCTGTGCTAAGTGGGATATGCAACGTATTGCAGATCAGGCCGCTACATTTGCAATTCCATTACAAGCGAGGTATTCAAAATGAGCGTAGAAGCTAAAGAAATTTTAAAGGATAAATTTTGGATTGTTGAGTCTAACGGAGAACGTTTTGGAACGTTGAGCGTTAACGAAGAAAAACAATATATGCTTACTAACGATGAAGGAACACGGTTTTTCCCTTCAGTAAAAAAACTAAAACAAACTCTTAACACAGAGATATCATTTACTACAGCGTCTGAAGTTGAAGAAGTATCAGATAAAATTGTACATGGATATGCGACTAGTTGCACTCCTTATAATCCTATGTATGATGTACAGAGAAAATTACCTTTGTTTACAAAAAGTGAAAAATCAAAAAGTTTATATTGTGCTGGTTACTTTATTATTAGATTTGACAAAGGCTGGGTTAAAAGTTTTTGTCCAAAAATGATTACTGTTGAACGTTATGAAACACAAGGCCCATTTAAATCTGACATTGAAATGAGGCAAGCTCTGAGTATTGCTAATGCAAGGTAATGTTCTTTTTGTAGGCTGTAGTCATACCCAAGGATACTGGCGGAATGCACTCCTTAACAAAGATAGCATGTGGCAAGATAACAATTATGCTAAAATTTTTGCTGAAGATTTAGCTGATTCTCAATGTTACATATATGCACAAGGTGGTACTCCTAATTCAAAATATCCTCGTTGGATCAAACATATGCTTGATACTCACAACAACATTTCTAAAGTTGTTGTACAGTCAACATACTGGGATCGATGGGTAATGGGTACAAATAAACTTGTAGACTATGCAGAAGTTGATGTTGGGCATTTTACAAGAGAATTTTTAAAAGACGACAACGTTATTTGTTACGATGATTTTAATACTGTTGATTTTACTCACGGTGAGTGGAGTGACAAAATTAAAGTTTCAAGTGTTCGAAAATACACTCACGGAGTACCGTTGTTAGAAGGTGGTATTCGTTGGCAAGGATATGACGATAGTTATATGCACATGAAGTTTCATACAGAAGTATGTACACATCTCACACACCAACAATACTGTAAAGATATAGCTCTCATCGATCATATGTGTGCAGAAAAAAACATACCTGTATATGTATGGAGAATTAACGAAAGAGTAGATTGGCCTGAAAAGGTTGACCTGTATAGTAATCTTAATAATACAAAGTTTTTAAGACAACCTGCATCAGATTGGATAATGAAACATCACAATATAGATATTGAAAAAACAAAGGTTGACGAAGAACATTATAGTGTCGACACACATAAAATAATTGCACATGAATTTATTCCGGAGTTAATTAATGACTGATCCAATAAACACATTACCATTACAACAATTTATTTCAACTGTTAAGTCTGCAGATGCAAGCAATGCTAGAGAAATAAAATTAGATACTCAAACAGCAAAAAGATTAGCATTTACCTTAGGTGAAGTTTTAGCACGTCTAAATGGCGACCTAGAAGATCTTCTAATTAAAAAGGCTTCAGGCGAGGACGATAATATTGTTGTTCAACTTGGTAGTTCGGAAAGTAATTGGAAGTAATTGTCAATTGTAGGATTTTCTTCTGTTAAAGGTTCATGGATTTATACCTGCCATGTAGTAAAAGGAAATCGTTGTTACAGCATACCTTTAATATATCCAGTATACATAATTGTCCTAGTTTATTGGAAATTTTTAGTAACAAGACGTCTAAAAAAACGTTTAAATAAACTGCGTAGATAACTTAAAAGAGATAAATATATGCGTATATTATATTAAAGGATACGCATATGAGTAGACCAAAACCAACGGTTCTTCTTGAGAACATAGATAAGAAAACATATAAGAGCGAACAAATTCTTAAAGCAGAAGCTATCTGGGCTGTGTTTTACAAGGACGAACCTTTTAATCTAAAGAGTTCAAATGTTTTAACTAACTATCCTGGTCCTAAGTATAAAAAAACAAGTTTCTCTAATCCAGGACATGCACACAATCTAGCTAAAAAGCTAAATGACATGTTTCATTCGGAAGAATTTTGTGTTATGCGAATGACAACAGGTGATGTAGTTGAAGAAGAATGAACTGGAAAGAAACATACACTAAAGTCTTTCTAAAGCAACTTAATAAAAGTACTGACCCAGCAACTGTTAAACAATATATGCCGCTTTGGTGGAGAAATACTCGAAGTAAGAATACAGGCGGACTACGGCTTACAGAATCAGGATACGACATACTTATGGAAATAGGTATTGAAACATACGATATACCATTTCCGCCTGATATGCCCTTGACTACACAAGTTATTATATTTTTAGATCAATTTATTAGTTGTCCTTACTATATAACCAACAAAGGTATTATAGTAACAGATCAAAAAAAAGCAGTCGAACTTACTCTTTTCAGCGGCGATGTTCGCAAATATGGCTTAACAAAAGCTATGAAAAGATCAGAAAAATCATAAAAAACGGTTGACATTTGTCTTATTGATGCTATACTATATATATAGTTAGAAATTAGCACTGATAACACACAAGAGGGAATACACTATGTCAGAAGTAACTCGTACAGTTAGCCCAAACCAGGCAAAAACAAGCATCAAACATGCTCTTAAAAAGAAGCGTCCTATCTTCCTTTGGGGTCCTCCAGGTATTGGTAAAAGTGATATTGTATCACAGATTACAGACGGCCTTGGTAACTCACACTTAATTGATATTCGTCTATCACTTTGGGAACCTACAGACATCAAAGGTATTCCATATTTTGATACTAATATTGGTAAAATGGTATGGGGTGCTCCAAGCGAACTTCCAGATGAAGAATTTGCATCGCAGTTTGATTACATTGTTCTTTTCCTAGACGAAATGAACTCAGCGGCACCTAGTGTACAAGCGGCTGCCTATCAATTGATTCTTAACCGTAAAGTAGGACAGTACAAACTGCCTGACAATGTTGTAATTGTAGCGGCTGGTAACCGTGATGCTGACAAAGGTGTTACTTACCGTATGCCGGCTCCATTAGCAAACCGTTTTATTCACTTAGAACTTGCTGTATCATTTGATGACTGGTTTACTTGGGCAGTAGATCATAAACAACATAATGATGTTGTTGGTTACTTAACTTTTGCAAAACACGATTTATACGATTTCGATCCTAAATCATCATCACGTTCATTTGCAACACCACGTACATGGTCGTTTGTTAGCGAACTGTTAGAAGATGAGTTAGACGAAAGCACCACAACTGATTTGATTGCTGGTGCAGTTGGTGAAGGACTTGCTGTTAAATTTATGGCACACCGTAAAGTTGCAAGTTCAATGCCTAACCCATCCGATATTCTTTTAGGTAAAGTTAAGGAGATGCGCACCAAAGAAGTCAGTGCTATGTATTCCTTGACCGTATCACTTTGCTATGAACTAAAAGAAGCATCTGACGCAGGAGATAAAAAGTTTGACGATAAAGTCAACAACTTCCTACGCTTTGCAATGGATAACTTCGAAACAGAAATGGTAGTTATGGGCATTAAATTGGCCCTTGCACAATACCAGTTACCAATCGATCCAGATGAAGTAGAATGTTTTGATGAATTCCATGATCGTTTTGGAAAATATATTAAGGCGGCACAACAGTCTTAATAACTTAAAGAGCGGGTCCTTTTGGGCTCGCTCTTTTTTTGGTTGACATTATGCTTAAATATGTTATAATGTATATACAACATTAGAAAAGTAGAGGGAAATATGTTAGATTTTTTACCACAGAAAGTTGCTATGCAAATGTCTACAGAAAAGACTGCAAGTAAACTAAAGAACTGGCAACCTGACCCAACTATTACTCCAGAACAACTAGAAGAAATGCGTGTAGAAGTATACGATCGCATTGTTGTAGCTCGTGTAGGTTTGCTACTACGTCACCCTTTCTTTGGTAACATGGCTACACGTTTGCGCATTTTAGCCGCAGATGACTGGTTGCCTACTGCCGCTGTAGACGGACGTAACCTTTACTATAACACACAATTCTTTAATGCAATGGACAATAAAGAAATTGAATTTGTTATTGCACATGAAATCCTACACTGTGTATTTGACCACTTAGGTCGTAGAGGTAGTCGTAATCCAATGTTATACAATATTGCCGCAGACTATAAAGTAAATAATACACTAGTACGTGATAATATTGGTACTAAGCCTAAGATTGTAGACTGTTATCAAGACTTTAAATATGAAAAACATTCGTCAGAAGAAATTTATGACGAGTTGTTTGAAGAAGCAAAAAAGAATGGTGAAGACTTCTTAGAGCAATTAGGTGAAATGTTAGACGAACACCTTGACATGGAAGGTGACGGTGACGAAGAGGCAGAAGAAGGTAAAGAAGAAAAAGACTCAAACGGTAATAACGTTTCAAAGACTAAACCAAAGTACTCGAAAGAGGAAATGAAAAAGATCAAAGACGAAGTAAAAGAAGCAATGATCAATGCCGCACAGAGTGCAGGTGCTGGTAATGTACCAGGTGAAGTTGCACGTATGATTAAAGACCTTACTGAACCTAAAATGAACTGGCGTGAAATACTACGTCAGCAAATTCAAAGCTCAATTAAAAGTGATTATACATTTATGCGTCCTAATCGCAAAGGTCAAATGTCTGGTGCTATACTTCCAGGTATGAATTTTGAAGACACTATTGACTTGTGTATTTGTTTAGATATGAGCGGATCAATTGGTAACCCTCAAGCACAAGACTTTCTAAGCGAAGTTAAAGGTATTATGGACGAGTATCAAGACTATAAAATCACATTATGGTGCTTTGATACTAAAGTTTATAATGAACAAGAATTTACAGCAGACGGTGGCGAAGACTTGACTGAATACGAAATCTTTGGTGGCGGCGGCACTGACTTTATGGCTAACTGGACTTATATGAAAGAACAAAATATTGTTCCTAAAAAGTTTATCATGTTTACAGACGGTATGCCATGGGATAGTTGGGGCGATCCTGACTATTGTGAAACAGTGTTTATTATTCATAGTCATTATGACAAAGGATTGCAAGCACCATTTGGTGTTACTGCACACTACGAACAGGCGGCATGATAAAAACTAAAGCACCTAACGCATTAAACTTATTTGGTATTCGAAGGTTGAACTTTCCAGTTGAACACTTCGAATCCATTACGATGCCAATCGTGTATAACATGGAAAATTCTATTACTAAATGGATCGAACATAACCTAAAAGGACGCTTCTATATTACTAAGGTACTAAGTACAGTAGATAATCATATAGAACAGTGTATACAAATTGGGTTTGAAGATGCTAAAGAACTTTCTTATTTCACTTTGGCATGTCCACATTTAAAATATACTTAAATATATTAACAGCGCATTTAATAATACAGGAGACAGATAGATGAGCGAAGAAACTAAAGCACCAGAAGCAGAAGAAACTGCGCC